ATATTATATATATGATATAATATTGTCTTAAAACCAATTTGGCATTTTATAGTTATTCTTATCCTTTTGACATTCTAAAATAGGTGTAGCCATTGGTACGGCTAATGTACTAACATCATGTAAATATTTCATATAGCCGATAGCCTCAGAATATACATTTTGAATACAATAATCTAATACGATTTTATTTAAATTATCAATTTGTTGAGTTATGTTAATAGGTTGATTAGCAGAATGTTCTAAAAATACACTTCTCATAATAATTTTCAATGCGTCACAATCTTGTGGTCCGATAACATATTGACCGTTAGATTTCTCATATACTCCGGCCCTAATTCCGTTTTGAATAATTTGAATATTTTCCTTAGAAAAAAAGGCCTTTGATAAAGGGGTTTCATCCCATTGCCCTAAAGTTGGTTCTCTAAATGTAGCACATTGATTAGCAGGAATTTTATCATACATTGAAAATAGATTACAAATATCTGGGCTCTCCATCTTGTTAATGATGTCAACTCTTCCATTTGAACTTTTAGTAGAATTCATATTATAATACACTCACAAAAAAAATATATATATTTAATTTATATAAGGAATGAATTTTCAAAAAGTTGTATTAATAATTTCAGCAATAATTCTAATAATAGTATTACTTTTTATTGGATATTCTTTATCTCAATCAAAAAGTGATATTCAATGGCCACCTATGATAGGTGATTGTCCTGATTTTTGGGTTGATTTATCAGGAAACGGCGAAGCATGCTTTAATTCTCATAGTTTAGGAAAATGTAATATTCCAACGGCTGATGAACAAGGTACAAAAAATTTCAATACATATCCTTATAATGCAGAGAATGGAACTTGCGCTAAATACACATGGGCAAAAGGTTGCGGTGTTTCATGGGATGGTATAACATATGGTTTTTCTACTTATCCATGTGCTTCGGTTACAGGAACAACGTCATAAATAGTTTAATAAATAGTTTAATAAATATTGTATTTATAATTTAATTAGTCAATATATGCAGGTACTAATAAATATAATAATTTATATTTAAAATAATTTATTATATTTTTATAAGATATGTCATTTTTAATAGAAGAAGTAAAATTATTAGAAAAAATTAATAAACTACCGGAAGTGTTAGTACAAATAATAGAATCATTTATCCCTTTAAGTGTTAAAGTTTTTCTTAACAAAACTTATTATTTAAAATTTCATAAAGAATTACGTCAACGTATAAATAGACGTCAAATAGAAAATTATATACGAACAATGGTAAGACAAGACAATGATTTTGTGTTTACTCATTTGTTAGTTGAGAATTATAGAAGGTGGCTAACTATGAGAAATTATTATTATAAGAGTTCAATATATGCAAATTACATATACTTTTTACAATCATATTGTATTGAAAATGAATCAACTAAATGTAAAGAATTAATAAAAGAATTATTACAAGAACTTGGTTTGAGTAAAAATCAACATAAAAAGAATACTATTAAATATATAAGATGGAAGACATAAATATAAATACTATTTTAAATCGTGAAGAGGAAGCAAACAAAATAAAATATATATTGAAACATTTTGAAACTAACAAAAATGACTTGACTACAAAAAAAGGCATATATGTATACGGTGATCCGGGATCAGGAAAGAGTACATTCGTACTAAATATATTGAAAGAGATGAATTATGATGCCGTAAAATATGATGCAGGTGATATAAGAAATAAATCTATAATAGACACAATAACGAAACACAATATGGCAGATAAAAATATAATGAGTCTTTTTCAAAAGAAGATAAAACCAATAGCAATTGTGATGGATGAAATAGATGGTATGAACAATGGTGATAAAGGTGGTATAAATTCTTTGATAAAGATTATCAGACCAAAAAAAACCAAAAAACAACGTTTGGAAGAAATAACAATAAATCCTATTATATGTATAGGAAATTATCATATAGATAAAAAAATTAAAGAACTAATGCGTGTATGTTACGTCATTGAATTAAAAACTCCTTCAAAACCTCAAATATCATCATTAATTAATAAAATGATGCCGAATATGACATCAGATTTAGAAACAAACATAATAAATTTTATGCAAGGAGATTTAAGAAAATTAAAAACAATTTACGAACTTTATAAAAATAATAAAGAATTATTAAACACGAATATAATTCAAAATATATTTTTAATGAAATCGTACAATGATGATACTAGAAAAATAACAAAAAAATTGATAAACGAACCTTATAATATTGAGGATCATTTAACAATAATGAATGAAACGGATAGAACAATTGTGGGTCTATTATGGCATGAAAATATTATTGATGTTATTGGTAAAATGAAAAAAGAGGATTCTATACCGTTTTATTTAAGTATTTTAGATAATATGTGTTTTGCAGATTATATTGATAGAATTACATTTCAAAAGCAAATATGGCAATTCAATGAAATGAGTTCACTAATAAAAACCTTTAAAAATAACAAAATTTATCATGATACATTTAAGAAAAAAGTAAAATTTAATCCTGCAGAAGTTAGATTTACAAAGGTACTAACAAAATATTCAACCGAATATAATAATTCCGTATTTATTCAAAATTTGTGCCAAGAATTAGGAATGGACAAAAAGGATATGTTTGCTTTTTTTCTTGATTTAAAAAATAAACATTCTGATAGCGAAATAGTAGCAATGTTTGAAAATTATGAGATTACTAAATTAGATATAAATCGTATATATAGATATTTGGAAAAATATATTAAGGAAAATGCTTCGGAGAACGAAGATACTGCTTCTGATACAGAGAATGAAGAAGATTAATAAGTATTTGAATAATTTATTATTTATGGAAATAATAAATTAATTACTTGGTTACAAATTGGCAAAAATAAATTATATGAATTTAAATAAGATTGTACTTACGTTTTGCCTCCAAATTTTTGGCATGCCATTTCTTTTTAATTCTTTCATCTAAAATAATGAATTGATGATTTTCATATTGTTCTGGACTATCATAATATAAATGAATTGGTTCTTTATGACGATTTATACCTGAGCACTCAGAAACAGTGAATAACAAATCTTCATATTCACTTCCTACTATGAAATTTTGAGGATATCTATGTCCCGTTACTGCATTTCTAATTTTATAACCCATATCGCCACAACCAAATAGTTGTATAGAGACTTTCTTGTAATGTCTGCCATCAGTCCATGTCTTATTTACAGGACGAGTGTATTTAAAGTAGTACTTATCCCCATCCCTCAAATCTTTATCTTTTTGTTTATTTACAGAATTCTTATCAGAATCATTTTCGGAATTAGGATCAAAACGGTCGTTATAGTACATTGTCGGGGGTATTATATATCTATTATATGAAGTGGCTTTAAATTGTTTTTAATATATATTATTTGGGTATACTAGAGTTTTTGAGTGTATCTAATTCTAATGTCATTATCTTAATTTTTTTTAAAAGTTCATTTATTAGATAATTTTTATCCGCTAATTTCTTTTCATATTCCTCTTTTATACTTTGTATAGCCACATTAAATGGTTTATGATCATACATTATTTGTTTTTGACTTGCCATCATTTTATTGTAATCTTCCATTCGTTTATTCCTTTCTTCTTCCATTTTTTTTATTTGTTCTAATAATTTTGGCTTATGTTCAGGTTTACCTGGTTCATAATTTTCTAGAACTTTGTTCATATCATGCATATAAAATTGTTTTAATTCTGGGTCTTTTATAAAATCATCCACTGTAAACCTAGATGGTACCGTTTTCGTTAACTCAGGACTCTCCAATAATTTTTCTTTATTCAATGAATTGTGTTTATGCGAAAATACTAAAATTGATTTTTGCGTATCTAATTGTTTTAAAGGAATTGTATATCCTTTTAAAAAAGAATTTTCTTCTGCAAAAGCAATTTCTTCATTATAACTTGTTTGTTTTAATAACTCTTTTTTGAATGCGAATGTGGCGGCAGTTGAATGATATTCTTTATATGGTCCACATTGATATATTTTGTTTTGAGATTCAAAATATATATGCATTTCTGATGATCCTGCTATTAAAAATTGTGGATTTTCTAATAACACATTTACAGCATGAGAAATACGATCAGGTGGATAATAATCATCATCATCCATGTAAATTATTATATCACCGCTACATTTACTATGCATTAAATTGCGTTTTTTACCTAATAATATTTTTTCATTATAGTAAAAATATTTTACTTGGGGAATATGCTTTACTAAATCTTCTATTGGATCCGTACCATCATCTATTATAATCCATTCTATTTTATCCTTAGGATATGTTTGATGTTCAAAACATTTTATCATATAAGGAATAAATGGTCTCCTATTAAATGTAGGAGTACATATACTAACAAAAGGAAAATCTTGGTTACTTTTATTTTCCTTACCCTTATTTTTATTTTTATTTTTTCCCATATTTAAATATATTTGATTTTATATTTAAATACTTTAACTTCAAACTAGTTTTATATTAAAATTTTTAAGTTTATTTTTTTTACCTCCTTTTTTATTCATATATTTTGAATTATCGTTATCTTTCACCACTTCTGCTACTGGGATTGCTTCCGAATCAGGTTGTCCTTCTTTAATAGAACTACAACCACTATCTTTTGGATCTCTTGTTACTTTCGCTTGGGAAATTTGTAAATCCTTATCAGAAACTTTGTTAAACATTGTTACTGGATTTAATTCAGGCATAAATGAATTGTATAAACCCATAAAATATGCTATAATTATTGCTATTACTATAGCAATTACATAATTTAAACCCAAATATGTACTGCCATTACCCAATAAACTCAATGAAGCAAGAATTAGTACCATTGATTGTTTATAATAAAATGTATTTCGTATAAAATTAAAAATTGTGTTACTATCTTGTCTATTCTCTCCTACATAATACTTTGCAGACCAAGGAGCAAATATTCCTTTTAATGTTGTGTAAAATGGGGTAAATATCATCGAAAATATGATTAGCCACCACCAGAGTATAATATACAAAAATATTTTAGTTGGATTAAAAATATTAATATCTGCATCTGGAATCCAAGTATATTTATCTTCTGGTTTTACACTTTCCGCTTGATTATTATTTATTTTAAATGCTTCTACTGTAATTTTGAACAATTTTGGTATAGTTGAAATATGATAATATACACTTATCAAAAAGTTATAAATTAGCATTACAACCCATATAAATGTACAGATTGAAGAATACACAATCATTATCAACCATTCAGGAAGGTAAGATAAATACAAAAATAGACCATTTGTTATTTTATTGTTACTGGCAGTCAAAGCATCTAACACATGAGAATAGTATAAATATCCATTTGCTAATATACTATCAGTAGGTTTTGCCTTATCTTTTATAGTACATATAAGTGTACTTTTAAAACTTTCTAAATATTCCTTACTGTTAAAATATGCTTGTTGAGCAGCGATAGTTTTTGCCTTAAATGGTGAGTCTTTGATAATATTTATATTAACAGGCATTTCTTGCACTTTACGACAAATATCAGTAAATGGTGTTAAGTTTACATTATCAGGTAAAATATTAGATTGAGCAACTTTTGTGTTATATAAACCCATTGTTCCCAATACAAATATTCCCAAACCTATAGTAAAAATAAGACTAGTTATATAATTATAACTAAAACTTTTAAAGTCCGGTGTAGTTGAGGTAGCCCCAGACGTTTCATTTTTCTTTTCATCTATGGTATTTGTATCTTCTGTACTAGACATAATTATAATAATTGTATATTAAAAAATGGAATAAAACTAACAAATGAAAAATAAAAATCTAATTATATTTATATGAAAATTAATTATAAATATACATTTTTATATACAGTTCTTAGTTTAATTTTATTTTGGTTAATAATAAAATATGGAACAAATGTTTTAAATAATAAAATATGGTGGTGTAAGGAGACTTTTGATACTTTTGAAAAGTATTCTCAAATGTTGAATCCATATCCTAAAGATGCTTTAATAGATATGAATGATAGAAATTCACCATTGTATAGTCATACCGTTGACCTTCCTCTTAATTATCCATTTAGTTGTAAAAATTTTTGTGGACCTAAATCACAATGTGCTATAACAAGAGAACAATGTACATCAGATGTAGATTGTCAAGGTTGCAATCCAGGACCAACACCTTTAAGTAACTGTGAAACAAAAGATGTACCTGGCGCTGAAGAAGCAGGTAAATATGGTGCTGGATTAAGTTACAGTTATTTAACATCAGGAAGTTATGGTGGAACTTTTGATGAAGCATATCCAGGATCAAAAAATGCTGTTATATATCAAACTTATCGTGGTGTTGATAGATGGGAAAACTCTTTTAATACTGGGTTAAAATTGTATAATGCTGATAGAGAGTATAATAATGGACCAACTGAATCAGAACTAAATATAATACCTAAATATCCTTTGGAACGATCAGTTACAGGTTTATTTTATCAAACCACTCCACCAGCAGCAAATAGTTAATTTATTTAGTAGTACAAATTTTATGTTGCATACATTAATCCAACATTTCCACCAACAAAATTAACAACATTTATTCTTTCCTCAAACAAATGTAAATCAAAATTATAATCATAAATCCGCCATGTAGGTTTATTAACTCCAATAATATTTCCTGTTTCTGGATCACAAACAGTTAAACTTTGAGCCAATGGATCTAATGGAGGAATGATTGTAGTAAATTCTAACTCAATTTGATTAAATCTACTCATATTTATTGCTCCTGAAGGCTGTAAATCGCCGTTATTTGAATGTAAACAAAAATTGTAACAATATAGACCAGGAGGAGCATTACCTGTAGTTCTTACATATTTTTCTATAAAATTATATACACCTGCTGCTTGGATATTTTCTCTATACGAACCATCTAATAATATTCCTAGTGCAACTAATATTGGTCTTTCATTTTGAGGACTATAAGTTTGATTTATTACAAAACCAGTTAAATTACCGTCTGGATTAACACCTGGACCTATTTGTGTTTCTACTAGTTGTCCTCCTGGTCCAGTTCTATAAATAGTGTAACTCCCATTAACAGGTGCTTGCAACACATTCAATGGCATATAATCATATGGCCAATTTGTATAATTAGACCACTGGTTACGTAAATTAGCATCACTTCTCTGAAAATAAAATAACCAACTTGAAACCATTCCAATAGAATCTAAATTTACTCTATTAGGACCAGTAACATTATAAAAAATTTGTTCTCTCACTTGTTTAATTAGATATTTTTGTTCTTGTAGAGCAAATAATCTTTCTTCATCATTAGATAAAAAGCAATATGTACAGTTTAAATGTATATCCGCATTCCATAAAGTGCGTTGATCAGGATATGAATCTATGGCTAAACAAACATCTGGTGGAGGATGTAGAAATCTATAAAACTGCATATACCATAAATTAAAATTTGGTGAAATATATGGATAATTATTAGTGGCATCTAAAACATCACGTATAACAAATATTTGATTAACTGGTCTAAAAGTAATATTTATATGTAATTCATTATATTGTAAAGCAGTTAAAGGAAATGCCATTTGAGACTTTAATCCAAACCAATTATTTAGCGGTATGTATAATAATCTTCCTCTAATAGAAGGTTCCGGTCCCGCCAAATCTTCTGTATGATAAGCATTTGGATATGAGTTTACACGTGCTTCTGCGTTTGCAGGATCAACTAATTCTGGTACATGACCTATCATTTCAAAAAATAATTCTTTTTTAGTATTAATAAAATCGCGTTGTACTGCTGCTAATAAATAATCACCAGAATACTCTTGTAAAGTATAATTACCACAAGTTATAGATATTTTTGATATCATTTTTGCTCCAATATATTCTATCCATTTAAATTCATAAGGAGCCCATTGCTCTGTATTGCCCAACCCTTGAGATGTTGAATCAAGAGTTATTTGTTGAGGAGGCAAAATAGGACTCCATATACTAGGCAAAATAAGAGATACATAACAATCCATTAAAAGATCAGCATAACGCGGAATCTTAAAATTAAATGTTGATTCTTCGGTTAGTCGTAGCGTTTTTGCTCCCTCAAAATCAACTCTAAATTTTTGTAATCCAAAATTAGTATATTGACGATATGTTGCTTTAAAAAATGATTTGGTTGGATTACCATTTAGAACAATATTTTGTTGACCTTGACTTACTAGATTCATTAAACCGCCAGGCATGTTTATATATAGTTGTAGTATTTTTTTTAACTAATTATAATTAACTATTATTTTTTTATTTTTATGTATATAATATAAAGATGAATATTACAACTGAAAAAGTACCTACACCTGTAAATAAAACTATTGAAAACACCAAACAAATGTTAAAGGATAGTTTACAATTTTTCACTAAAATGAAAGAATCACAATTAACCTTTATTGTTACTGTTTTAATTTTTATTCTATTAATTATAGGTTTATTAGTTTATTTATATTATTCTGTTTATCTCAAAAAAAGAGAATGTTCAATATCTAGTGCTATCTATGGTGATATAAACAAATATATTTTAAATATAGATTTTAACAACAAAAAAAATCAATATACATTTAAGGATTATTACATTAAATCAGCATATAATGCGTGTAGTATTGGAAATTATAAAAATGATTATGTTGATACATGCATATTAAAGGATATAATAAAACAGGGAGTTAGAGGTCTTGATTTTGAAATTTTTTCTATAGGTAATCAACCTGTTGTTGCTACATCCACATCTGATAGTTTTTATGTAAAAGAAACGTTTAATTATGTACCATTTTCTTCTGTAATGTCTATTATTAATAATTATGCTTTCACAAATTCTTCAGCACCTAATCCATTGGATCCTATAATTATTCATCTACGTATTAAGAGTAATAATCAAACTATGTTTACTAATTTTGCAAAAATATTAGAACCATATGTTAACTCATCTCGTTTACTTGGTCCCGAATATAGTTTAATAAATTATAATCAAAATTTTGGAGATATACCACTAAGTAAACTTAAAAACAAAATTGTTATTATTGTTGATGGAAAAGATAATAATTCTCCTTTTCAAAATGAACAATTTATTGAATATATTAATATGAAAAGTAACGGAAACTATATGAGAGCATTACATTATTATGATATCAAAAATGCACAACCATCTGGTGATGAACTTATTACTTTTAATAAAACTGGTATGACTCTTGGTATGCCAGATAAAGGTGAAAATCCTCCTAATCCAAGTTCTATTGTTATGAGAGAAACAGGATGTCAATTAATAGCGATGCGTTACCAATTAATTGATGGTAATATTGAGATAAATAACATATTTTTTGATGATAACAACTCAGCATTCGTTTTGAAACCGGATAATTTACGATATATACCAGATATGATACCAATACCTCCTATGCAAAATCCACAATTATCTTATGCAACACGTACAATTCAATCAGATTTTTATAAATTTGACATTTAATTTATATTACCATAATTATAATAATTTTTTATTATTATAATATATTATGAAAAAAGAAATATGTAATAACCAAATGACGTTTCAAGATTGTGAGTTAGCAATATTAAGAGCAGCCGTTGACAAAGCAGAAGAACGACAGGGTAAAAAAATAGTCAATTCACCAGAGATTAAACACATCATTAGTATTGTAGAAAATTTTCTTAAAAAGAATAATTGCATTTGTTATGGTGGAACAGCCATAAATAATATATTACCCAAACAAGATCAATTTTACAATAAAGATGTTGAAATACCTGATTATGATTTTTATTCTCCAAATGCTCTTTCTGATGCAAAAAAATTAGTAGATATATATGTTAGTGATGGATTTTTAGAAGTAGAGGCCAAGTCAGGTCAGCATCATGGTACATATAAAGTATTTGTTAATTTCATACCTGTTGCTGATATTACATATGTACCAAAAGAATTATTTAATTCTATAAAAAAAGAGGCAATTAGAGTGGGAGGAATACTATATGCACCTCCTAATTTACTGCGTATGGGAATGTATTTAGAATTATCACGTCCAGCCGGGGATGTTAGTAGATGGGAAAAGGTTTTAAAACGTTTAACTCTATTAAATAAAAACTATCCTCTAGTTGGAAAAGAATGTGCAAAAGTTAGTTTTCAACGTGCTATGGCTGACAATGAAAAATCAGATGAAATATATGATAATGTAGAACAAACATTAATTGATCAAGGTGTGGTATTTTTTGGAGGATACGCTTTATCCATGTATTCTAAATATATGCCTAAACATCTTAAGCATAAATTAGAGAAAATACCTGATTTTGATGTTCTATCAGAGGAACCATTATTAACAGCCCAAATCGTAAAAGAGAGATTAGCAGACATAAATATAAAAAATGTGAAAATAATTGAAAGACCAGGTGTAGGCGAAATTATTGCTCCTCATTATGAAATAAAAGTTAATTCAGATACTGTTGCATTTATTTATCGTCCAATTGCTTGTCATAGTTACAATATTATTAAAGAAAACGGTTATGATATTAAAATTGCTACAATTGATACTATGTTAAGTTTTTGGTTGGCTTTTTTATACACTAATCGTCCATATTATGATAAAGACCGAATACTTTGTATGTCAAATTATTTATTTGAAGTACAAGAAAGAAATAGATTGGCTCAAAAAGGCTTATTAAGACGATTTAGTATAAATTGTTTAGGACATCAAGAAACAGTTGAAGAAATGCGAGCCGAAAAGGCGCAAAAGTATTTGGAATTAAAGGATAATAAAAAGAGTCAAGAATATGAGGAATGGTTTTTACGATATAGACATTTTGATAATAAAAAAGAAGAAAAGGACAAGAAAAATAAGACTAAAAAAACTAGGAAAAGACGAAAAAAAACTAAAAAGAGATTAGGTATTTTCTTTTAATACTTATACATGACTATTTTTACATAATCTTTCCATAAATCGTTTACTACATCTTTCTTCATTAGTATATATATTAATAATTTCTGCTGGAGAATAAAAATTTTCTTGAACTATTTTTAATTTATCTTTATCAATAGGTTCATCAAATAGATGTTGATATATCTCAGATATGGTTTCATGATCTAAAAATGATAATTCTATTGATAAATCAATTCTTCCAGGTCTAATTAAAGCATGATCTAACTCACTATAATAATTAGATGATATTATCATGATTCTTCCAGGTGTTTCACGAATACCATCCCATAAATTTAAAATATCATCCAACGTAATTGGTTCTTCGTCTATAGGAAATTTTGGAAATTCAGCAGTTTTAGTTGATGTTTTATCACTTGCAGCAATTGTCTCTAATAAATCTCCCACATTTACTTTAGATGATGGTGTCAATTCATCAAAATTTAATTGAGTACCTAATCCAGTCTTTGATTTATTTTGTTTATCTCTTGCTTTCACAATATCTCCCATACAATCAATATCTTCAAATACCATGATTTTTTTGTTAAAACCTATACTTCCTTTTTTGTTGTCAGAATTGTAACGATCTTCAAAAAATATTCTTTCCAATTGTTGTTTACTTTTTACAATTTTTAAAGATATCGTTACAATATGACGACCAGTGTAATTGGCTATAGCCTTAATTAAAGAAGTTTTACCTGTACCAGGCGGTCCATGGAGACCTATTCCTAAAGAATATGGAATACCTTTATTAAAATACCATTCTTTATTTTGTAAAAAAAAATCTAATTTGCTTATTAGATTAGATTTACTTTTAAAAAATAAATTTTTAAAACTTCTTGTACTTGAAAATTCAACTTCACTCCACATCTCTGTCATGCTTTCCTCATATTTATTTTTTACCAAATTATAAAGATATCTTTTATTGTCACGTCTATCTTCAATATCTGAAATATATTTTTCTGTTATGTTTTCAACAAAATTTTTAATTACTTCTACATTACTTTTATAAGAAAACAATTGTATAACAATTTTATCAATACGACTCATTTTACCTTTTTCTCTAGTTTCTTCATTTTTATCAGCCTCAGATGTTTCAGTATTTATTAATGTGTACGCATAAATTTCATATTCTTTTGAAATTAAAAAACTGTTTTCTTGATTTACAATGTAAATACCTAAATCTCTACTGTTATTCTTTGAGTCGTTTGGATTTGAAAAAGAATATTCTTTTATACTCTTTATTGTATCATTATTATCTATATTAGAAATAATATATGTCCATAGTGCTTTGAATCTATCGCTAAAAGATGTTGAATTGTGTAATCTACTGTCATAAAAATTAGTTGATGAACATATTTTTCCTTCGTATTCAATGCTTTGTAAATTATAAAAAAACTTCTGAAAATGTAAGTTTCTTGTATTGAAAAAAAAATTTTTAATGTTATATATATTTATAAATTCAAATAAATATGTTACGAGATATAGTACAAATGTTGTTATTAAGCCATCTAAAATAGGATCATTTGTTTTTATAACACTAAATATTGTCATATTTAATATATTTGTTTTCATTGTTCTTAATTGTGACTGCAAATTGAAATTATTCATCTAATATAATTTTTATATTATGTTTAAGTTTATTTTATATTATAATTATTTTAATTATATAATTCCTAGTCCTAATTTAAAATAGTGCCAAAAACTTTTATTGTGTTTTAAATAACATACTTTTGTATCAGTAATAACAGTAGATAATGATATTTGTTTAAGATTTAAAGTAGATTTTAATTGCCCAGCATAAACAATAAAACCGATAATAACTAACACAACTATTGCATAAAATAAAATATTACAAATTTTATTGATGTACATAAATTGTTCTTCTTTTACTGGTAATAATCTAATTTTAATTGGCCAATCAAGAGTAAACCAAAAATAATTGTCGTTGTATCTTTTAATCTCTTCATTTTCCGTAATTTCTTTACCTTTTTCTAAATAAAATGTTTTATTTAGTTCCAAAAAATACACTAGAAAAATTAAAAAAATTACTAATAAAGATATACGAATATCTAAACGCATTAAAAATATAAAACAAATGAAATAAAATATTGCATAAAATAATTTTTGTATTGGAGGAATAACTCTAAGAGTATTTGTATTTGATACAATTACAACTAAAAAATAAAATAACAAAAATGCTATAAATAATTGTAAATATTTACTTTTTTTTAAATAAATAATTTCAAAACATGGAAATAAACTTGAACTAACCTGTTTTCCAATTACTAATAGATAAAAAATAGTCAAGGTTTTTAATAAATCTATTTGTGTAACAGATATTTCACCAACATCAAACATTTATTATATTATGATATTATTATATTATTATAATAAACGTTAAATTAAAATTTATTAAAACTCTTCATTGTTTTAAAAATTATATAATAAAATAATCCAAATAATCCACATGTAAAAATTAAACCTGTAATATTATAATTACCATCATTATGACACATAAAAGGGGCATATTTAAAAATAGTACGTTTAAAAATAGGTAATTGGAACATAAAGTATAACACTATTAGTAATAAAGGAATTTGAAATTCATCGTAAAATGAATCTAACGTATTATTTACATTTTCTTTACGATAATAATTATATTCCATATCATCATTATTTTCATATATATAGTCGCGTCTTTGAGGAGGAGGAACAAAATTTGGTTGAACAGTCATATCTTGTGTTAGTTGATTAGTAGACATGGGAATGTCTCTACTTGGCAATTGAGTTGCACCTGCTAAACTTGCTTGTTGGAGTCCATTTACTATTTGACTAATAGTATTTTGATCAAGAGTTAAAGAATTTGATTGAGGAATACCTACCGAGTTATTAACTGGTGGAGGCGTTTCACTTATATTCAAATGTACATTCCCTCCTACACTACCTCCTCCGGTAGGATCAGTAGGTAAATCGTTTATGCTTGTTGTATTTATTTCAGCCATATAATATCTAAAGATTCCACTATTTTTAAAATTACGCAAATTCAAATATTTGTTTATTTTTATTACATTTTACAGCGCTTCGTTCCATATTGTAGCATTTTCCATCAAATTTGTATATCTGATTATCTATTTCATCTAGAGGGGGTGCCTTTACAACTTTACAACTCTTTCCTTTGCAAACTGATCTAAATAATGTTGATAGTCCCAACCCTAATAAAATAGACATCATATATTTTCCAGTATCACTATTTACAAATTTACTTAAATTCATTTATATTATATTCCTATTTTATTTTATTTCAATGTTATGACTGTACTGGGACAGTTTTAATTTGTAAAGGATTTAATGGACATTTTGTTTCAGTGGGTTTGAATTCAAAACATTGATCTGTGTCATCTTTATATTGAATATTCATATAGGTTTGTGGATTTGGAAACATATAAATAGTTTTTGTTTCTGGTCCGATTATATATATAAATAATAATCCAATTGCGAAACTTACTAAAAATACCGGTAAAGATATATATTTACTTATCATATATACATATACATATATATTTTAGTAATATCCTCTAGTATAATTTGTGTCTAGATCTTTTTCTAAAAGGTTTTCTAGAGTTTCTTTAAGTACATGATATGATTTTTCACCAGTTGGTTTTCCTAGTATAATTTTAACCCTTTCTCCGGATTTTTCAAATGTCGGTTGAGAATCGTATTTTTCTATAACAGTAGACATTATAGCCTCTTTATATTGCTTATTTTGTTTATTAAAAACCTCATTTACCACTTCTGAACCGAAATCATATTTTCCATTTTCTAATATTATTGGAGGAAAAATAGTTTGTTCTGGTAAAAACATCTTACATGGTTGTTTATTTTTTCTGGCATTAATACATTGATGTACGTATTTTTCTAACCAATCTTTATCTTTAATTAATATTCCTTTTAATTTATTTGGAATTCTCTTCCAGAATTCAGTATATTCTGGATTTGTCCACATAACATCTCCATTTTCAAGAATGGTTGCTGAATCTGGACTAATATTTCCAGATGTACTTTTTGGTGAGAGTGCAATTTTGGGAGATATTTCTGGTTCTTGTTCAATAATTTCTTCTCCTTCTTCTTCCAAAATTTCAAATTCAGGAGAAGTCAATTTTCTAGTTTTATTTTTAGAACCTTTTTCTTTTTCAACAGTTTTCATAGTCTTACTTTTAGTTTTTGATTTTTTTACACCTTTAACAAAACTAATAATTTTATCATCTCCTCCAAAAAAGTACTCTAATGTTTGTAGACTATTTTTATATTGAATAAGTTGGTATATTCCAGTATCTTCATTAAATTCAACAAAATTAACTTGATATTTTACGTCTTGTATTTCTTTTAATTTGGGTTGCATTTCTTCAACATAAAAACGCATTGCTTCATTAAGTATTAATTCATCTCTGCTATCTAAAAAACGTTTAATCATATCTTTGAATGGTATAATGTAAAATTTGTTAAATTCATCAACTAGTTTTTTGATCATTTCATTTCTTGCTGGATTATCTGTTTGTAAAATTTGTTGTTCAATATATGATCCAGCAAGAGTTGTATCATTTTTTAAATTAGATGATAACTTATCAAAATTTGTTACAATTTTAGGATCATTTGGATTTTCAAAAAAAAGTACATTATTTTTTTCCTTAATAATATCTAATTTACTTTTATCAACATTTTTTACAAGTTCGTTAACAAGTGTTTCAAAAGTATCTCTAAGTGCATATTTAAAATGAATATCAAGAGGACATGGATCTTGAATATCACCACATTTAACTGTAAAATCTTTAACTAAATCTTCAGTGGGTACTTTTGTAGAAAAAATAGTACCAACGTTTCTTTTACAATTAATACATTCAGGTTTAGGCAATCTAGAAAACGCGACACGTTTTTCTTTTTTGTTAGTTTTTTTATTTCTAATAATAGGAAGAATATATTTTTCACGATAATCATCCTCATATTTTTGTTTTAATTTATAATATTCATTTATAGCTTCATCTATGTTAAGTGGTTTAGTAGATGGTTCTGTCATTATAATTTATATATATATATTATTCTATTAGGTAAACTTAAAAGTTACCTTCTTTCAAGTATTTGCTTAACTTGTGAAATAGGATTATCATTGATAATGTCAAATTCATTTTCCCACTGTGGTAATCCAGTAATAAGTTGTTGTTGTGCTTTAAGTTTAGCATCTTGATAATTTTTAATTTTAGATAAAATATAGTGTTTTTTTTGTACTTCTTTAATTTCAATTTCTTCTGGTGTTAGTTTACCTTTCCATTTATATAGTAAAATAATTCCTAAAATGACAAAGAATCCAACTAACAATCCTATATTAAAAATAAAATTTTGATGTTTTTCTTTGAAAGAATGGCACTGTTTAAGTGTTTGATTAATAAAATATTTTACACCAGGTTCAGTTAACATAGGTCTATTGTAATTAGTATCAGAACTCATAATTAATATTTACCTTTAAAAAACAAAAAAAAATTATACCAATTATCTATATGGATATATCCTTGTGGTCTTTACTATCATTAATTGTGATAATTATAATATACTATGTTGTACCATCAATAGGTAAACCTAAATTAACTCTGGAAATATTGGATGATATTGGTTTAACTCAAGAATTTTATAAAAAAACAAATGTTCGTTTAGGAATATTTTTTGTAATTATATTAATAGTTCAACTATTTTTGAATACAATATTCCTTGCTAATAAATGTGGTTCATCATTGAGGTTGAATATAGGTGCTGCATTTTTGTATACATTTATTCCTTGGACATTAATATTTGGTTTAGTACTGGTAGTTTTGTTAGTTTTTCCAGGTTTTAAATCTGCTTTTTCGGATGTGGTAGGTTATGCTTCAATTGCTGGAAGTGCTCATACATTATTTTCAGATATCCTAAAAAATACTGATATAAATGAACAATTGCAGAATATAACAGATCAAAAAGAAAGATTAAAATTAGAAAAATCAGCAGAAGCAATAATAAAAATATGTGGTAATAATTCTATATTAATAAATCAATTGTCGCCGGAGAATTTTAATCAAGTATGGGAAAATCTTGTTCCGCTAATGAAGCCAGATTTTTTAGCATTATCTCCAGTAGAAATGAATGAAAAGAAACAAAGTTTATTGGATTTAGTAGTTACTAAAGATAATGTTGGTGAAGCATTTTGGTATGTTTATACAGGAATTTTTGTATCGTCATTGGTATTTTTTTATTTAGCATCAAGGAAATGTGTTCAAGATGTAGATACAATCAAGAAAAATTATGAAGATTACATGCGTGAGAATGAAAAAAATCCTGAGCCGTAAAGTACGAATAATACAGGTTAAATAATATATATTTAAAAACGAACTTAAAGACCTTTAAGTTATTATTTAAATATATATTCTAGGATGTGCTATATAATATAACACAAAAACATAACATAATATTCCTAAAAGTATAGAAAATAACCATACTGGTAATATAGTTTTATTCTTATATCCTACACCAAATTCTCTTATACTTCCATCACCATTGTATAAAAAATTTGGTTTCATTAATTGCACAAAACCAAATATTATTATAAATAAAATTATAGATACTAAAGTTATATTATTTCTTATAAATGTTCTTAACATATATATTACTGTTACTTTTTTTACTGTTCTATTTGTACATTTATTAAAATTATGCTGTCAAAATAAGTCATTTTATTTATTATCATTTATGCTGTAAAATATTATCTATGAAATTTTGAAGTTTAGTGTCAGTAACAAAATTTATCCAAAAGTTTTTTCGAAAAATCAATTTTGGACATTTTTAAAATGTCCATTTTCGAAAACCTGAAAAAAGTTTCGAAAAAACATGTTTTTTTTTGAGTTTCTAACCTTAATGATCTTAAAATATTTTTGACTTTTTTTTCTCCTTACCATAAAAACCACTGCATAATTTTTGGGCGACAAAAATGGCGCTTTTTTTGTTCTATTAATATAGAACATTTAGAATGAATTTTACGCCAAAAAACGCCGATGGATTCATATGTAATTCATGTGACTTTAAATGCTCTAAAAAAAGTGATTGGTCACGACATATTTCTACTAATAAACATAAGATCAGTGCGGGATTGAACGATTTTGAACAATTTTACGCCAAAAAACGCGAATTCATTTGTGATCAATGTTTCAAAAAATATAGCGCACGAAATTCATTATGGTATCATAAGAAAAAATGCAGCACTGAGAATCATAAAGAAGACAACAATTATACCGACAATTATGACGACAATATTGACAAGATGATTGGAGGAATCACTCCTGAACTTATTATCAAATTAATAGAACAAAATAAAGAAATGCAACAAACACTCATTCAACAAAATCACGCAATGATTGAATTAGCCAAAAATAGCGGAAACTATAATAATAATACGTACACTAAAACATTCAATTTACAAGTCTTTCTTAATGAAACATGCAAAGATGCCATCAATTTATCAGATTTTCTTAATCAATTACAAGTCAGCATCGCAGATCTTGAAGAAACAGGACGACTAGGATACGCAGAAGGAATCAGCAAAGTACTACTTAAAAACTTAAATGGAATTGATTATAATAAACGACCAATACACTGCAGTGACATCAAACGAGAAACTTTATATATTAAAGAAGCCAATAAATGGGAAAAAGATGGTGATGATAAATTCATATTAACTAACGCAATTAAAAGTGTAGCACACAAAAATATTAAACAAATTTGTGAATGGCAAAAATTAAATCCAGAATATTGCTTACCTGAATCTAAACAAAATGATCGGTACCAAAAAATTGTTAGTAATTCTATGTCAGGATCAACTAAAGAAGAATCCATTAAAAATTACGAAAAAATTATTAAAAATATAGCACGAGAAGTCATCATACCTAAACAAATCTAATATTTATATTAATGTAATAAATATTAGAATACTAATCGTATTCATTCATATTATCCATTTCTTCACCCCATGGATCACCATCATCATAATCATCTGTCTGATTTGTTGTCATTGCTATATCTCTTTCAATATCATTTTCTAAATCTATATTTTCTAACATATCTTCCACTTCCATATCCATATCTCTATCACCTACACCTTTATTTCTTAAATTTCGCTGAATTTCTGCTACTTTTTCTGCTACTTTTTTATCATGATCAAAATTATCAGGATCATATTCTTTTATACCCTTTGATAAACCAATACTATATAGTGGCCCTAATTTGTAATGTTTTAGTACTGTATCAACTTGTCTCTCCTCCTCTTTCATTGCCTTTAATCTATCCGTAAATGTGTATTTTTCCGCTTCTTTTAATTTAAATACTCTATCTTCTACATCATCAAATGATACATCAATTGTTTGCTTTGAATTCATCATTATACTTAAATAAGAAACTAACAATTTTGCAATATCTTCTTTTAATTTACTCACATCTCCTTCTATAAATTCTTCTTCAGTATCAGCAAAACGCAACTGTTGCTCTATCAAAAAATCTTCGCTAAATAAATCATCACTATTGTCAGGATTTTTTAACATTTTTGTTATCATTGACGGATCTTTAGATAAGACAACATATTCTGTTAACACACTTAAAAAATAATATTCAAAAAGTAACAATACTAAATTTTTTTCAAATACTGAATATATCTCTTTTTCACCTACTTTAATACTACTTATAGCCGGAGTTAGATTTGACAATAAATATATACCACGTGTTTTATTTTGAATTTCCAATAACACATTATTTATTGCTATGTTACCATAAAATTTATCAAGAGGCTTATAAAAAGAATTTACCATCTCTTTTATATCATTATCATGGACTCTTGAGAGACCCCAGTACTTGTGGGGATAAATAGATTGAACTTTTTTATTATATATCATTGTTGGAAATACTACACTAAATAACGATATGAAATTTTTTACAAAATTTATAGTATTGTACAAATTATCATCTGATATTTTTATATCTGAATTTCTTATTGACTCATCATATTTCCAAACCATCAAATTATTCAAAAAACGGGTTACTCTTGTTAGTTCTATTCCACTTATTTTTGATTTTAGTCGTATAAAATCTAATATCTCTTTCCTCATTGATTGAATTGAACTTTGTAAATAATTTTTCAATTGTCTCATTTCAGGAATATCTTGTTCCAATGTAACATCATATGATTCTAGTATTTTTTCCATTTTTTGTGTTAACGCCTTGGGTATATTTTTATTATCTCCGTCTACATCTATTTCATCAAAAAATGTTGTTAAATTGTCAATGCATGAAGGTTTATTGAACGATATAGACATCTTAATTATATTGTTTCTACAAACAATTTGGAACAGTCTTAAAAATGACTCTTTTGTATAATTTCTACCATCTCTTTTTAATTTCGCGATTTTTTCTTGAATAGAGTCTGAAATACTTAAATAATCTGGTTTATCAATACAAACACTAGCCAACTCTTCCGATAATGCTAATGAAGATTGAAATCTACATAAAGTTATAAATGCTAAATATATTGTTTCTTCACTGAAATCCATGGAAATTGGAGAAAAAATTCTCTTAGTATTCACTTCTGAAAGCATCATTGCACTATTTGTTAAAATTTCAATATCATTCATCAAAGCAGATAATTGTTTTACAATTGTATTATAATTTGAAATATTCGGATCATCATTTATAAAATATTGTAACGTTGTTATATTTTCAGTACCATTTTCATTACAACAAGCATTCTCCATAAATGGATTTCCTGCACCTTTTAAAAGTAAATCCTTTGCCTCTACTAAATTTTGAATCTTTTCTTGAATAGCCAATGAAAATGATATTATTTTTGATTCAACAACTAACAACTTTTCTAATTGGCGTGGATTTCCAGAAATTAATTCATCTTTTAATTGATCTGTAAATGCATCACTTACATTTTCTAAATGTTTAATATGAAATCGTTTTAATGGAGGTAAAAAGTTAACCCAATTACTTAAACTGTGCTCCTCTGGTATATCTTGCTCTGGATTTGTTAGTAGGTATTCAACTTTAGACTTAATTCTCTGATCTATTTCTGGATATGGAAGTAAATATTTAATTATAAATAATTTTGTAGTACCTGAAATCTTTTCCACATCTTTGGGCAATTGATTCCATGGCATCGTTGTTGGATCTCTATGTTTTAATGATACGCATGCTAAATAATCCAAACCAGTTGTATCACCTTCGCCTTCTAAAGGAAACCCACTAAATGAACGCACACATCCTGGAACCGTCTTACGTGTTTTAATTGAAGGAATACTAGTTTGTAATCCAATTAAATATGTACCCAAGGTTAAAAAGAGAAGAGTCTGACTGTATACTTTTGAATATTCTGGCATTTTTTTACCCTTTTTAGCAGCCTCTTTTTCTCTTTCTTTATATGTTGATTCTTTTTCCAAAACCTTTGAGTTTGTCATCAATTCTGTAACTATTTTTATTATAAAATCACGTTGAGATTCCATATTTATACCCATATTTGAAGATAATGATGTAATCATATTTGA